AAAACTCACAACAACGTCGTCCATCTTTACTCTTTGCGTGACACGTTGAATCAACTCGGATTCAGCATAACGATACTTCGTTCGAGTCTTACCACTCTCTTCAGAAATAATCACATGATCTTCGTTGAACTCGAAGATGGGCTTGTCGTAAAGAGAAATCGTACCAAGGAACTTGTTCAGATCCCAGATTGAAATCTCATTCTCAAAGTTCTCAGTCACAGAAGCAACAGACATAATGTTCTTCATTGGTGAAAGAGTTGCAATTTCATTCCCTTCTGGAATGATGATATTTGAATTAATTGTTGAATAGTTTTTTAGGATGTCAAGTGTTTCTTTTGAAATCTTCATAGTATTTGTTTCCACAGTTTCCATTCACTTTTTCTCCGGTAGAGGTATTGCATCGGGAATCACTACACCTTGTTCGTGAAGTCTCTTTTCCAGAATCATCTTTCTTGCCACACCGTCTGGATATTTGTCAGTAATTTCGGACGGTTGGTTTTCAACTGAAACATAATCACTGAATCCTGGCATCTTTACAGGGCAAGAAACCCAAGGATAATGTAATTTGGTGTACGCATCTGGATCGTCTGGGTTGTTCAAGAAAGCTCTTGGTTTGTCTCCACATCCACACGCAGTACAATATTTCGCTCCTTCTCGTACATCACTGTCTGCACGATAGGGACATGGTAACATATTATCATCACCATGACAAGACAAAACTCTTAATTTTATGGTACTTTCTTCTGCTTTTCCTTGAAGAGCTCGAGAGGTTACTGACTTGCCAAAGTTCTTAACTTTATCCATGAACTTGGGTTGTTCTGGAGTCAATGGTTCGGAGGATAACTTATCCTCCGTTGATACTTTTGGGTCAACACTAGCCGTACGAGTCCTGTTCAATTGAGGAATGACAGGAAAAGATGGTTTGTTCATTTCTTCTGGCACAAGATTCCTTTTCTTATTTTCTGCCTCGATAAGATTTTTCTGAGCTCTATCTTGATCATTTCCGCCTTTATTGCATCCGCATCCCATCACCATTCCTCCTCAAAGTTATCAGTGTATTGGTCATACTCATGTTCAATCTCATCTGTAGAGAGATTGTGCAAATCCCTCAGAGATTGTTTTTGAGTGTGTCGGCGATTCTTGTTACGAGTTTTCTTTGCAGACCGAGTAGGACGAAACTCTTCTTCGTAGTAATCATCTCTTTTCATTTCAGAATTCCTGTATATCTCCCATGAGATTTTTGAGCTTATGCTCAACAAAGTAGTTAAAAATCTTTGAACGTGAACCAACAATTGGTTCATAATACCAGTGTTGCATGATTCTATCTTCCATCTCCTCTGGGATTTCAGAAAGATCAATCAATATTTTATTTCGATTCCAGTTACGAGTTGACTCAATAGTTTCTCGATCCTCTCGTAACTGATTAATTTTCTTAGCTCCACAAGGTTTCTGTCTCTTTCCTTCGACAACAAAAACATCATCATCAGAAAGGATGTTCGGAATACCATCACCAGAATCACCCTTGACGATGTGTTCAAACAAGAAATCTTCTGGATCTGCACAGTCCAACATGGTGCGTTGAATAGGAGAATACTGATATACATTCGGATACGACTGAAGTTGTTTGAAGTCTTTGTCTCCAGACACAATCATGATCTTCTCTTGCATGTGCATATTCTTGCAGAGAATAGCGATGATGTCATCAGCTTCACATCTCTCAACCCGCATGTTCTTGTAGGGGAAAGTTTCGATAATCTCATTACGAATAGTTGTAAGAGTATCGTAGATTGCAGACCAATCTTGTCCAGACTTTTCTTGATTCTTTCTACGATTGGCCTTGTAGTGGGGAAAGTAATCCTTCCTCCAACAGTTAGATGAATCATCACAGATTACAAGTTCACCAAACTCATCGCCAAATCGGTTTCGAAAATACCGATACGAGTTCAGTGTGATATGTCGTACAAGCGATTCGTCGATCAGGTCTGCATTTCCTTTGATCTGACCGAAGATACTCGAAAGAATCACTTGCGAATTGTCAATTAAAATCATTATGCTACTTTCACTAGAATCATATCACCATTGATACGACCTGTTGCTTCCAATGCCTTGTTTGATAACTTGTCCATTTCCTGTCGAATCGCAAGAATACCAGACTCCTGAATTTGCTTGAGGGTCAACTTACTTCGACCAAAGTTCTTACAGAACGACTTTTCATTATCAAAGTTTTGAAGGGTTGTACCCTTGATATCAAATCCAGATTCACTCTCGTAGAAGAAAATCTTTCTCTGCTTACAATTATAACACACAAAGTAGTGCATACCAATAATTTTTTCTGGATTAATTGATTTTACACCTTCACACTCTTCAAGATACTTGACTTTCTTGACACGATTGGTCTTATTGATCTTTCTCTTCTTGCGTGTGATCTTACTGTTCTCATCCAGAAAGGATCGAATATTCTCGAAGAAGTCACGAAGATGACCCAACTTGGTCTTGTTCAGAAAGTCCCAAGCTTCAACAAGGTCATCATCACTCTCTTCTATTGCACCATTCACATCTTCCAAAAGAGAATCATACTCATCTAGGAGTTCTTTCAAATCTCTTTTGGCAGGCTTGTAAACCTTGACCAGATTTTTCATGTTTGGTTTTCGGATACTACCATTCTGACGAAGGTTTTCAATGTATTCGTCAGTCATTCTATCTAAGACTGTTCCGATTGTCTCTTGCATCATTTCAAAGCCATTCAGAATAAACTTCTTGTTTCAATCCTTCTTGTAGGGGAACTTCATAAAAAGTTTTCTTTAACGCGATGTCATTATTATCTATGCACACTTTCTGTTCTTGAGAGGATAAATCTTCAAATTTTATTCCATCACTTTTTCGGACTTCCTCGGCTATGGAGAGAACGTATGTATCTTCGTTCTTCCAAGAGACAAACTCCTCGAAGTGAAAGGTTATTCTATCAGAAATTTCCTCCCAAGGCAAGTCCATTATGTGATTTATTTTGTAGAATCTTATCTCACGGTACTCTATAAGATCATTTGGTTTCTGTTTGACATAACCCTGTATAGCAATTTTATTTTTGTCTGGGCATAAATGTAGGGTTTCCCAGCAAAACTCAATTCCTCTTTTTGATTTTTCGCTAATGAAAGATTTGGCATTTCCAGTCTTAAGACCAACCACAGTTCTAGACTGGGGATCTTCCGCACAAATCAAATAATCATGTCCATCATAATCCTCTACAAACAGAAAAGGAAAGTCTGGTGCGCTTCGATGGATGTTGAAAATCAATCGACCGTCATGATACACGGATCCGATTGTATATTCATATTCTGTTTTCTTATTGCGTACGCGGAACCGCACTGGAGTTACAATTAAAGTGTACTTCCCAGAGGGTGACTTGTGTGTTTTGATCTTGTTCTTGACTGGTTTTGCACTCTTGAATCTAACCTTTACTTTTTCTCTTTCTTCCGAATACCAATCTTCTCGGATCTGGTTTGGATTCATGGCTGTCGCCCTTTGTGTGAGTTCAGGTTCGCAATACTCGACTAAAGTTATTCTTCTTCTCGAAAGAAATCGTATGTTCAAACTTGTCAGAAAGTTGATCGGTACGATGCGAAATGATGAATACATTTACCTTTTTACCCAAATTATATAGAAGTTTCATAAACTCATCTGTACCCATACTGTCCAATGAAGAGTCAAATACTTCATCAAGAATCAAGAGATTCGTATTGGCACTATTCTTCAGTCTCGCAACTTCTCTCCATGCAAGAAGTAATGCAAGGTCAATACGCATCTTCTCACCTTCACTGAAACTCATGTAACTGAACTCGTCACGGTGACGAGACTTGATTGTTTCATTGAAGTTCTCATCCAAATGAAACTGAGCAAAGAAGTCCATCGCACCAAGATATTTGTTGATCAACTTATTCATCACTGGAAGATAGTGCTTAATGATTTTAGATTTGATCCCACTGTCCTTCAACAACCCATACACAATATCAAAATCGTGCATAGTTTGTATGTTTTCTTCTTTGACTCGATCGTGTTTGTCTAGTTCTTCTGTCAGTTCAACGAGTCTTTCTTTTTCCTGTACGTCATCTGTTCCTTTAGATTTGATTGATTCGATTCGCTTTTTAGCAGTTTGAATACGATCTTTCTTGATTGAAAGTTCTGTTTTCAAAGAAGAAATACTCGTTTCCTTTGAACGAATATCAAAAAGAATACCTTCAATATATGAGAGTTCTCCAGAAATTTCGGCGAGTTTCAAGTTGATTTGTTGCAATCCCTCACTATACTCTTTCATCTTTGACTCTTTTTCCTTAATCATTTCTTTTCGATGATCATCGTCTATCTGTTGATGACATGTAGGGCAGTTTTGATTGTTCTGATAGAATTCAATATCATTCTCCGAGTTCTCAATGTTCTTCACAATTGTTTCTCGTAGTTTATTAACCTTGTTGAATGATACATTCAATTTGTTTTCTTCAGAGATATCCGAACGAAGTTCATCAATTTCTTTCTCGATGCCTTTGATGTTCTCTTGAACACCTTTGGCTTCTGTTAAGATATTTTGTATCTCATCTTCAATTTCTTTGATCGACTCTTCACTTTTCTCTTGTATTTTGTTGATATGGTTTTGTTGAACCCGTATCTTTTCTTTCGTAATACTAATTTCATATTCGAGTTCTCTTTCTTCCTCTTTCAAAGTAGAGATTCTCGTCTTCAAAATTCCATTCATCAGAGAGAATACATTAATGTCAAGAATGTCTTCAATGACACTTCTTCGATCAGCGGCCGTCAACTGCATGAAGGGAACAAAGGATGAGCTACCAAGAATCACAACTTGTGTGAAAGACTTGTAGTTCATCTTCAGAATTTGTTCCTCCAACATCTTCTGATAATCTTTTGACTTTGCTGATTGATCAATCAGTTTACCGTTGCGGTGAATCTCAAATAGTTTTGGTTTCAATCCTCTGGTGATTTTGTACTCGTCTTT